TCAAGTTCAAGTAAATTCTCAACCCTTTCAACAAGGGCGTTTGATGCTGCAGTATTTTCCTTATGCACAGTATATGCCAAATAGAGTTGCATTAACTAATGCTACTTTACAAGGCAGGTCTGGTTTTCCAAGGACAGATTTGGATTTAAGTGTTGGTACAGAGGTGCAAATGGATATCCCTTATGCATCACCTCATGGATACTATAATTTAATTACAGGTCAAGGTTCTTTTGGCTCTATATACTTAGTTGTTTATAGTCAATTGAGAGATCAAGTCACTGGAACAGGTTCAGTTGAGTATACAGTATGGGCGCACTTGGAAGATGTTGATATTCAATATCCTACAGGTGCTAATATATACACGGGTAACCAACCTAACTTTGCTAGTATTGGACAACAAATAAGCGAAGGGAATTACTCAGAAAAAGAATTTAGAAAATTATGGAATTCTAAAGCGTACCAGAGACCACCAGACAAGATTTTTGCTCAGGTTGCTTCAGAAATAAAACAAATGAAAGATAGTGGTACTATAAGTACTGGTATTGGTCAAGTTTCTGAAGGACTCAATACTATGTCAAAAGTTCCAATTTTGGGGAATATGTTCACAAGACCAGCATGGATTTCGGCAGAGGCTTCAAATATTTTCAAAATGCTAGGTTTTTCAAAACCAACAACACAAGGTTTACCTTGTGAATCAAAATTGCGTGGTCAAAATAGAATGGCCAATTATGATGGAGCAGACACTTCACACAAATTAGCTCTTTCGGCTTGTAATGAAATTGAGACCAAGTCTGGTTTGGCTGGGACATCAGCCGATGAAATGGATTTTTCCCACATATTGTCTATACCGAATTATTGGGATAGATTTTCTTGGTCTACAACTAATCAAAGTGGTACAGTTTTATGGGATAATTTTGTAACCCCATTTAAAATTAAACCTTATTCTGATACAATACAAAATAGGTTTAGATGTACACATATGGGTTATGTTGCAAATGCGTTTTCGTATTGGCGTGGTTCAATAGTTTATACATTTAAGTTTGTAAAGACACAATATCATTCTGGTAGATTGAGAATTAGTTTTATACCATTTTATTATAATACAGCAATTTCTACTGGAGTACCGGATGTGTCTCGTACGCAAAAGATTATTGTTGATTTGAGAACTTCAACCGAAGTTGCATTTACAGCACCGTACCCCTCGACACGACCCTGGATGTTTTCAATACGCCCTGAGTCTAGTTGGTTGGGACCAAATAATAGCTTGATGTACAATGCTGTTACTGGCATTGTGAGAGTCGAAGTTCTAAATCAACTAGTTGCTGCTAACAATGTTTTTCAATCTATTGATGCAATTGTGGAAGTATCTGGTGGGCCTGATTTAACATTTGCTGGTCCTACCAGTCCGTCATACATTCCATATAGTGGAACTTTCACACTTGCTCAAGATAAAATTGCAAAACAGGAACATGATGATGAATATAATAACGAAGTCACTCAAGATCACAAAATTGTAGCGCAAATTATGGGAGAAAATGAAGCTGTTCCACGCAATGAAGCTCAGCATGGTGTTCACCCCATGTCCATTGATGGACATCCGATTCAATCTAATTGGTCTCCTGAAGCGCATTGTATTGGTGAGAAGATATTATCTGTTAGACAATTAATTAAGCGTTTTGGTCATTTCTTCACTACAAATCTTACTCCTACTAATCCAGCAGTTATTATAGCCCCTTACTCCGTTCAAGAACCAGTTTCAAACGTAACCTCGGATAAATCTATAAGTCAGTTTGAATATTATTACTTTCTATATGCTTTTTGGCGCGGCTCCATGCGTATTAAAGCTTCTACTTACAATTCAAGTAGTGCT